AGTAACTGGCTGGAATATTCAATTCTTTGATATTCCATATATCTACAATCGCATTAATCGTTTGATGGGCGAGAAGACAGCAAAGCGTTTGTCTCCATACAAATCGATTGGCGAACGCACAACAACAATCCACAACAGACAGCAAACTGCGTTTGATCTTGTGGGTATTGCAATTCTAGATTATCTAGAACTGTACAAGAAATTTACTTATTCGCAACAAGAATCTTTTCGCCTTGACCATATCGCGTATATCGAACTTGGCGAAAAGAAGTTAGACTATTCTGAGTATGAAACTTTACACCAACTCTATAAAAACAACTATCAAAAATTTATTGAATACAACATCAAAGATGTGGAACTTGTCGACCGCCTCGATGAAAAAATGAAATTCATTGACATGGTGCTGGCGCTGGCATACGATGCAAAGGTCAATATGACTGACGTATTCACGCAAGTACGCATGTGGGACACTCTGACACATAATGCATTGTGGAAGAAAGGTGTTGTTGTACCGCAAAAGAAATTCTCATCAAAGAATGAGAAGTATGAGGGTGCGTATGTGAAAGAGCCTGTGCCAGGCAAATATGATTGGGTTGTATCGTTTGACTTGAACAGTCTTTATCCACACTTGATTATGCAGTACAATGTTTCGCCCGAGACTATTATCGATGGCAAACACGCCAGCGTAAATATTGAAGATTTACTGAACAGTAAATATGACAATAACAGCGAATATGTTATGGCTGCCAATGGACATTATTTTAGAAAAGATGTGCAAGGCTTTCTGCCTGAGATGATGCAACGAATGTATGATGATCGTGTTCTATATAAAAAGAAGATGATTGAATCACAGAAAGAACTTGAGAAAGTCAATGCACAGTTAAAGGAATTATCATGATACAAACTTATACAGAAATTCTACCAAAAGATTTTTGCGAACACTTGATGCGTAAATTTGATGAACAAGAGACAAAAGATTTGTCTCATGGTATGTTTGAGCAAATTGAAATTGATTGGGAAGACGAAGTAAAGGCATTGATCGATACCACAAAGCGTGTAGCCGATCACTATAAAACTTTATATGATTCGCACAATATGATGCCACAGCGTAGACGTATTGAGGGGTTTCGTATCAAGCGTTATGAACCCAACAAACATTCTTTCCCATTACATTCCGATGCGTCAAGTTTAGAATCATGCACAAGGTATCTTTCCTTTTTGTTTTATCTAAACGATAGCGAAGCGGGAACAAGATTCCATGGACCTTTGGGCATGGAGCCCTTGACAATTGAAGCAAAACAAGGTAACCTATTAGTGTTTCCTCCTATGTGGATGTATCCACACGAAGGCATTATGCCTACTGAAAAACCAAAGTATATTATGAGTACTTATTTCCATTATGTCTGAAAAAACAGAACTACTGAAACGAAAGCGTCAACTAGAAAACGAAATATCACGTTACAAGAATTTGCAACTTGCAAAGAAGGTGCAACTAAACTCAGCGTATGGTGCGCTAGGTAACGAGTATTTTAGATTCTTTGATCTGCGCCAAGCAGAAGCAATTACCTTTTCCGGTCAACTTTCAATTCGTTGGATTGGCAACAAACTCAATATGTACATGAACAAACTATTGAAGACCGAAGGAATTGATTATGTCATTGCGTCAGATACGGACTCTGTATATCTCCATCTTGGTCCGTTGGTGGATATGGTCTACGGATCGAAAAATATCGAAGAAGAAAAGATTGTGGACTTCATCGACAAAGCCTGCCAAGAAAAGATTGAACCGTTTATTGATAAAGCGTATGAAGAACTAGCAAACTACATGAATGCGTTTGATCAAAAGATGTTCATGAAACGCGAAGTGATTGCGAACAAAGGCATCTGGACTGCCAAGAAGCGTTACATTCTAAACGTGTGGGACTCAGAGGGTGTTCGCTATAATGAACCAAAACTGAAAATGTCTGGCATTGAAGCAGTCAAGTCTTCCACACCAGGATCATGCAGAACAAAAATTAAAGAAGCACTCAAGGTAGTCATGAAAGGCACCGAAGCAGAGTTTCATGAATTCAATCGCAAATTCAAAGAAGAGTTTTTTACTCTGCCATTTGAAGATGTAGCATTCCCGCGCGGTGTTTCTGAACTGACTAAATATCAGAGTAAGACTGATCTTTATCAGAAAGGCACACCAATTCACGTTCGCGGCGCATTGATATATAATAAACTTATCGAAACAAAAAAGTTGTCTCGCAGGTATGAGACAATCAAAGATGGGGACAAGGTAAAGTTTTGTTACATGAAACTACCAAACCCTACGCAAGAGAACGTGTTATCCGTTCTCAATGTTTTACCAAAAGAGTTTGCTTTGGAGAAATATATCGATTACGAAACGCAGTTTGAAAAGGCATACTTAGAACCGCTCAAGATTATTGTGAACACTTTTGGATGGAGTGCCGAACCCGTTTCATCACTAAGAGGATTTTTCACATGAGTACAATACCACAGGAATATTTAATTCCAAGATCACAAGAAGATTTTGGATTTACCGCAGTCGATGAAGGAGACTTAACTCCTTCATACGATCCTAACACATTAGAAACAGAAGTAATTCGCACTCAAGTGGGCGCGTCTGCTGAAGGCGTTGCTCGACTTGAATCTAAGATAGATACTATTTTAGATTTATACAACAATGGTAAATTAGGTTTAGATGCTGATCGTGCAAAGATGTTGACCGAAGTTAAATCTAATCTTACACAACTGGAACAATTAGTTGTGCCATTGTTAGTCAATTTGATGAAGAACCCTGAAAAGGAATACATTTACTGGCCTAATCGTAAAGAAAAAATTCAGGAACAAATTGACAAGGTGCTTAAACTCACTAGAGGTTAACTATGTTATTTGCGATCCTTACTTTACTGTGCGCGTTAAGCGTATCAGGCATAGCCGCTTACTATTCCGTTATAGGTCTTATAGCGATTTTTTCTGCCGCACCAATTCCAATTGCAGTTATGGGTGGCACACTCGAAGCGGCTAAACTTGTTGTTGCGTCATGGGTATATAAGAATTGGGATGTTGCGCCCAAACTATTGAAGTATTATTTTGTCTGTGCTATAATTGTACTAATGTTTATTACATCATTGGGCATCTTTGGTTTTCTATCAAAAGCGCATAGCGATCAAAGTCTTGCCACAGGTGATGCAATATCAAAGTTAGAAATTATTGATGATAAGATTCGTGTAGCGAAGGAAACGATTGATGCAAACCGTAAGGTACTCAAACAATTGGATGAAAGTGTGGACCAGATTATGGCACGAAGCACTTCAGAAGAAGGTGCCAGAAGGGCGAATGCTTTGCGTGTTTCTCAGAAAGCAGAGAGGAATCGTATCGCTAACGAAAACGAAGCCCAACAAAAAATTGTTGCTAAACTCAATGAAGATAGACAGCCATTCGCTACGGAAGTACGAAAGGTTGAATCTGAGGTAGGACCACTCAAGTACATTGCCGCAATGATATATAATGAGCAAGTCACACAGACTATGCTTGAGCAGGCAGTACGATGGGTAATTATTTTAATCGTTTTAGTTTTTGATCCACTTGCAGTTTTGCTTGTCATCGCAGGTAACTTCTCATTAAAACAAGCGCGAGAAGAAAAAGAAAATCTAGAACCTATTTTACCATTCGTTGCAGACGTAGGCGAAAAACCTACAAAAGAAGAATTAGAAGAGACAGAGTACGAAGTAAAAGAAAAAATTGATGTAACATCTTTTGATCCTGTACCAATGAATAAAGATGAAATAGAAAAAGTTTCAGAGGTTCGCCGTACACAAAAATATCCACTAGAGAAGTAATATTATGAAAATTGGTTTTAATTGTTCGTCATTTGATTTGTTCCATGCTGGTCATGTGACCATGTTAAAGATGGAAAAAAAGTTATGTGATTATTTGATTGTTGCGCTACAGGTTGATCCTACTGTGGATAGACCTAGCACAAAAAACAAGCCTGTACAATCGGTATATGAAAGATATGTTCAATTGCAGGCATGTAAGTATGTGGATGAAATTCTTGTGTACCATACCGAAGAAGACCTAGCCAATTTGATTATGACGCAAACAATGCACATAAGGTTTCTCGGTGAAGAATATAAAAATAAAGACTTTACTGGTAAACAATATTGCATTGAAAACGGAATTGAGTTATACTATCATGTGAGGAATCATAGTTACAGTACATCGGAACTCCGTCAACGTACATATGAGTTAGAATTGCAGAAGAAAAGCGAACCTGCTATCGTTGAATATGAACAGCATTCGCCAAAGTTATTAAACAAATATTATGAAGGAAAAACACAATGAGTAATTTTTTTACAGATTTAGTTAGTCAATTGAAAGATGAAGACACAAAGATTTTATCTGACGGTGGCGCATCTGCTGAGTATAGTGGATGTATTGATACTGGTTCATATGCATTGAATGCTGTTCTATCGGGTAGCATCTATGGCGGTGTACCTAACAATAAAGTAACTGCATTTGCTGGTGAATCGTCAACTGGCAAAACATTCTTTGTGCTTGGCATTGTCAAACAATTCCTTGACGCAAATCCTGAAGGCGGTGTTATCTACTTTGATACAGAAGCCGCAGTCACAAAACAAATGATGGAATCCCGTGGTGTTGATACTAAGCGGGTTGTTATCTCTGAGCCAGATACAATTCAGAAGTTTCGTCATACTGCATTGCAAATCATTGAGAAGTATCAAGCGCAACCAGAGGCGAAGCGCAAGCCAATGATTATGGTTCTTGATTCTCTTGGTCAGTTATCTTCAACTAAAGAAATGGAAGATACTGCTGAAGGCAAAGAAACTAAAGACATGACCAAATCTGCTATTCTTAAAGCAACATTCCGTGTATTGAATTTGAAACTTGCTAAGATTGGTGTACCATTGCTTGTAACGAATCACGTTTATGATGTAGTTGGTGCATACATTCCAACAAAAGAAATGTCTGGTGGTTCTGGTTTGAAGTACACCGCATCCACAATCGTTTACTTGTCTAAGCGTAAAGATAAAGATGGTACTGCTGTTATTGGCAACATCGTTCGCGCTAAGTTGCAAAAGTCACGCCTAACAAAAGAAAACTCACAAGTTGAAGTAAAGATTACCTACAGCACAGGTTTGGATCGTTACTACGGACTACTTGAAATTGCTGAGAAATATGATATAATTAAGAAAGTATCAACCCGATACGAACTGCCAGATGGCACAAAGGTATTCGGTAAGTCAATCAACGATGATCCTGAAAAATATTTCACAAAAGAAATTTTGGACGCAATTGATGAAGCGTGTAAAAAAGAATTTTTGTATGGGCAAGATGGTGTTGGCTTCTCCGATGAAGAAGAACTTGTAGAGGAAGAAGCATGAAATATGATGTAGATTTTCGAGTAACAGACAGACTCTATACATACAAAGAAAAACATGATTTAGCAAGCATTGAAATTCTGACTGGACCTTACAAAGAAGTAGAGTTTACATTTGGTTCAATTCATGTTAATGAAAAAATTGAAGAT